TCACCGAATCGGTGGGCACGTCGCACAGTAATTCCATGTCCAGTTCGGACAGGGTGATAGTCATCTGCCGCTCTCGGCGAGCAGCCGCGCGGGCGCGGGCCTGCTCCAGCAGTGACGACATCAGTTACCGACCGCCCATTCAATGACAAGCTTTGCGGCATCCTCACCGTTGGCGTCGGCCTGCGGCGGGGTGAACTTCGCCACGCTGCAGCCCGTCCAGGTCAGCGCGTCGCCCACCTGCACCCCGGCGTTGTCGATGCTGTAGATGGAAATCGCGGTGCCCTCGAACTTCGAACCGGACTTCAACGCGGACAGGAACGCGGTGTGCGCTGCCGGGTCGATGAACGCCTCGGTGACAATGTTGTCGACCTCGGAATCCCCGGTAAGGATCTCCTT